GAGCCCTTAAACAGCTTCTCGAATTAACACAATCCACTACAAAAGCCATACCTTATAACGAATGGTTAGTGCCTCCAGAAGTTCATTGTGAGACACCGGATGCAGAGGCTATATACGCAACCATAACATAAAGTTAAAAATATTCTTTACATCAGAGTGTGTATATAACTATTACTATGTACAAATAAATGGTACAGGGTTATGAATTATACAATATATGCTGACTAGACTTAAGCCTACATGCATGCATATTCCATGCGTAATGACATTTCGATAATAAGCCAATTCGCGCTCCAAAGTACCCGGCTTTGTATATGCAACCGAAAAATAATGAAATGGTTCAGAAATGGTAACATCTTTTTGCAAGACCTGATAATAAAAAAACTTATCATTTACGTAAAATACTAAACTAGCACCCACTAAACTAGATACCCAAACACATGTGTAAATTTGTGGCATACAAAAAGAAACGTAAGTTGCATACGTGAAAGTGACAATTATACAACCAACATCTATTTTTCGCGCTATGCCGGTATGCTTGATTTTTCGCCAATGTGTAACACTTGTCAAATACAAACATAACTCCAAAAATCCAAGCAAATTATAGCCGTTAGTATAAGTAATAATTGCATTTATGAGAATCGCCTGGCAAGTTAATAACGCAAATCGTGTTATATGCACGGGTATCAATATTTCATGATGATCATGTTGTATATATTTTGACATTTTTTATATATTAAATAATGTTAATCATTTTTTAATACATTTTTAAATATATTTTCTACTTTTGTAGTAAGTCCTTCATATCTCGCAGCTCATCTTGTTGTTTTTGAATAATATTCTTGGCTAATTTAGCGATATTATAATTGTCTGTTTTCTTAAGAATCTCTTCGCTCGTATGAATCGCCATCGAATGATGCTCAATCATACCGCTTAAATATTGGTTATCGTTTATAGCCACTTGGTTTCTGTATAAATAGACAAACAAGGCAATAAGACCAAGAATTATTGCGTATTTAGTAACACTGAAATTCCCGTATTGCATATCGTGCATGCTGACTTCGACAAGGACCATAGAGAAACACATAATAGCGACTAAATAGGCCTTTCCTACATTGTGGGTAATATCATTTAGAGAATTCACCATAATGGGAGGCATGGCAAAATATTGGATTAAAAAGCTGAATACAAACATTATGGCTATTGTATGAATTAGTTTCATTTATATATTAGGAAGATATTTTTCAGATTATTAAGAGGGTTGTTTTGTAAAAATAATATATAGATATATTTATATATATATTAATGAGTCAAGGGAGTGTTGGTACTAGTTCTATTTCTGGTAGCAGTGCAGAAATTCCAGATAAATTTACTTTTTGGGATAAAACATATAGTAGACATAATCTAAAAAAACAATCTTTGTATGCAATATTTTTCATAATAAGTCATACACTTGATTTATTTAGTTATTTGGACCCAACTAAACAAACAGCAGTATTTGCATATTTGACCGGCGGTTCAGTAAAAAGGCCAACAGAACTAGAGGCATTTAATCTTCAGCAGGTACTTCAACAACAAATGATGGCTAATGGATTAACAGCAGAACAAGCAAATGATGCAGCAGCTAACTTATTACATCAAGCATATGAACAACAAATAGAGATTGGAGGTGTTCAAATGTCGCTTCGTAATTGGATTACTAGTTTTATAAATAGAACTTTTCCACAAGCGTTACAAATTCCTTTAAATATGGTTAGACATATATTTGAAATTAGTTATAAAGTAGGAGGAAGTGTATGGTGGGGATTAAAAGCAACAGAAGCAAACTTAAGAACTATAGCTGAAAATCACGCAGGTCCAATGGGTGGATTATTTGATGTAATTAAACAATCAACCGCCGCAGGAGGGGCTTTAAATTTTTTATCTGATTTAACTATTGGACAATGTTTTACTATTAGTATTCTAATTCTTGGATCTAAATATCTTGTAGTTCCGTATGGTAGTGGAGTTTTGAATTTTATTTTAGGTCCAGAAAATGCTAAAATCGTTTTGAGTCTTCCTGAAAATCTTCGTAATACAATGTTTGGAGCAGTTGATTATGTAGTTGATTATGTTGTGGTAACAATTTTGAGTGATGCAGCATTAAAATCATTGGTTCTACCTGGTCCTGAATTGGTTGAAGGTGAAGATGCTCAATGCAAAGCATGGGGGGAAAACGCGAAGAATTTTCTTACTGATACAGGTAAATTTTCTACAAGTAGTAGCACCACTGATTTTGATGATGGAAAAGCTATATTTAGGTTTATAGATCTCTGTAGTGCTGGTGTTGGCGCCGGTGTAAAAATTGTTAATGGTTTCATACTATTTAAAAGAGAACTAGAATTTGGTGCATCTGCATCATCTGCATCTATATCATCTGCATCTACGTCATCTGTATCTACGTCAAGACTAACTGATATATCTGTATATAAATTTATTGAATCAGTTGATTTAGTAACTAGCCAAAATGTTACAGAAATCGAATCGTTTATTACTGATAAAAAAAAAGAAATTGAACAAATGTTAATGGCCGATATACCTTATACACCTGAACAAGAAGAAAATGAAATGATATCCATAGCAGTTAGTGGCGGAGGAGCATTTGTTGCAGACGCAATATTAAACATTTTAGTTCCATCTAGTTGTGAAAATGTTGAAAGATCGTATAGTCAAGTATCAAGTATAACTCAAGATGAGTCTCAAGAGAGTAAAGTTTGTGTATCAAGTATGCAGGTTATAGTAAATGAAACTATTGATGATGTAATTGGTCAACTAGAAGCAGAAGCAGCAGAAGCAGAAGCAGCTAAAATGGACACAGGAGGTCGACGACGAAGAACCCGCAAACACCGCAAATCAACAAAAGGGAGAAAGACTAGAAAGCATCACCGAGTCAAAAAGAGTCGAAGGTCAAGAAAAGGTAGAAAATCCAGAAAGTATTAAATATTATACCACAAATATAAATATTATACCGCAAATATAAATATTATACCGCAAATATAAATATTATAACTCGATTATAGTATTTATACATCTAAATCAGGCGTCTAGTCTTTTTACCCTTGCCTAGTGCCTTTTTCTCGGTGCCTTTTTTTCGGCTGTTTTGAACGAATTTTTTAATGGCATCTTTTTGCTGCATCATTAACTGCCCAATATTCTGAAAATAAGAACGGAATTGTGGCAACATTTTTTTTAAATCATCTGCGCAAACCCAACGTATTTCGGCCTTTTCAAAGATTTTAGTCGTTTTAAACACATCATCGGGTAAGTTTTTTTGTAAAAATCGCTGATTATTGTTGTAATAATGTGTTAACCAAGGATTGTATTCAAATGGGAAAATATGCATGCGATACGTCTTGTGACCATCATGAGCATAATCAATATCGTATGTGCCGAATTTCTTTAGCATTTTGCGAACATCGGCGTCATCTCCTAAAAATCCAGTAAACTCTTCACCTGCTTCTCTTACGGCGGTTTCAAAATAAGACTCATTGTTGTCGGTACCGCCTCCAAAGTCTGAAAATCCTGGCGCGGAATCCTCAAATTTGCTTTCTTTACCGAATAAAAAATACAATTTCCCATTATGTATTGTTGCTGGCAATATACCTGCTCCCATATACTATAATACTAGAATATAAAATATTCTATTATAAATTAAGAAAATAAAACTATACGAATCAATATAAAAAAGTCAATAAAAATATAGATACATCCAAATATATATATTAAATAACTTATGATTTCAAACCAATATTTATTTAATAAACAACAAAAAGATTTAATTACGTAATAAGAACAAATCAATATATCCTCAATTAGTAATAATATTTCAATATCTTCTAATAGTTTTGTACTATCTTGTTTTATAAAATCAAAAATAGTACCGCTATTTATTTCATTAACTTTTAGTAAATCAATAATAAAATCCTGACAATTGTAATATTTTATTGAATATTCAAATATTTTATTTCCTATAAGTTCTTGGGTTTTTGCTATCATTTTGTTTGTTGTAAGATTATTTGGAATTATAGGAATAGAAAACCTTTTACTTTCTGCATCATATGGTGGGTAATATTCTATTTTTATTGTATCTTCTTTTTCAAGTGAAAAATATGTGCCATTTTTTGTTTTAATATTCATTTTTAAATGGAATATTTTATCATAATTTAATTTTTTCATATTTTGCATTAATTTGTAATTTGAACAAATGTTTAAAAAAAAATGTATAAAAATATTAATAGGTTTTTTGTTTATTTCTATACTTGTTATTTCTTCATCTCCATATTTTTCTAAAAACAATTTGACTGATGGAGACAATTCTTTTTTAATTAAAAACTTTCTATTTGAAAAAAATTCACTTTCCATATGAATATTTATTTTAAATAAATATTTAAAAAATGCCTTGTATACTTATAAGCTAAATATTTTCATACGAAATTTTAAAATATTCTTTTATATTATATGGACAAAACGCGAAAATTAGATAAATATAATAAACATAAATTAGCAAAATACAAAAAAAATATAACAAGAGCAAAGAAGAAGCATCATAAACTGAATCGTTTCTTTCGTCATCAGGTAGTATGGTTACCTTCCACCACACCACCTAACGTGCATAAAATTGCCAACCGAATTTCTGATCAAATTCGCGATACAGGTTCCTATAGTCCTACGATAAATCAAGATTTGACTTCTCTCGTATCAATACCTAGAGAAGATATATATGGATGTAATTTAGAAGCCGCCTATCAGTTAAAGGAGCCTCTTAAAATAGAAATTCATGGTAAATACGGATATGATATATGTGCTCCCTATTATGACTCCTATGCAGAAGATGTTTTATTGAAGAATTTAAAAGCAAATAAGCACGTAGATCCGACAAAAATAGTTCCACCTGTGCAATCCCATGGTAACTGCTGGTTTAATGCATTTTTTGTCACTTTTTTTGTTAGCGATAAGGGTCGCAAATTTTTCCATTTTTTCAGACAATTGATGATCAAAGGAATACAAAAGGATAAAACAAAAATGCCAGACAATTTGAGGAACGCATTTGCCCTTCTGAATTATGGTGTGGATAACTGCCTACGCGGTACCGATTTTGCATACGAATTGGATACAAATAGTATTATTATGGAGCTATATCAAGAAATACCAGCCGAGTATATAATGTCAAATCCTAATATAGTTGATATAGATGATGCAGGTAATCCCATTCTGTATTATATGGCCATTATCAATTATCTAGATAATAATTCGATTCAACCCTTGCTTCTAAGAGGTGCTGATAATTCATGGAAAGAACAGATTTCAGATGTAGTGGGTAATATGTCCCATTTACCGCATTTTATTGTGCTCGAATTCTTCGAAAATGAAGCTCAAAATTACGATAAGAAGCCAATTTCCTTCAAAATAAACAAGGCAAAATATGCGCTCGATAGTGCAGTCGTCCGTGATACAGAAAAGGAGCATTTTTGCGCCCTTATTACATGCGAAGGCAAACAAATGGGTTATGACGGCATGAGCTTCCATCGTTTGACACCATTTCCATGGAAGAATAATTTGAATTCAAATGTGACATGGAAATTTGAAGGATCTACACATGCAGACGAGAGACCAATGGAATGGAATTTCAGGAAAAGCTATCAATTGCTTATTTATTATCGTGTGGAATAATCAATACATTTTTAGCATAGCATCTACTATTTTTTGTCCACCGATAGCAGAAGGTTCAACCTTATTAGTAAAATCGTCGGGTTCTGTTAAAATGCTACTGACCTTAAATATAGATGCATTATTGTTCAATGCAAATGTAGTAAGTTTATTGTTCCACTCTGTAATAACTGGCCAAAATTGTTGATTTTCTTTATTTCTGGGAAAATATAAATCTAATAAATATAATTTTGCTTCGGGTGCAACTATTTTAATAGAATCTACCAATTTTTTATATTTTTCTTTAATCATATCATCAAAATCTGGTGTTTCATTTCTTTCGTATGTAGCTAAGATGTCATTTCCACCGACAGAGAGAAAAATAATAGTATTGCTATCATTGTATTTTGCATCCAACTCCCTAAGATTATCAATTTGAGGTGGAATCTGTGTCATGGTGGTATCATTCTTTGCTAAATTTATAACATTATCATCTGGGGCTTGTTTTTTGAGCAATGCTTCAATATTTTTGCCAGAAGGCACATATGATACATTATTTAAAATACTATCACCCATTAAAACGTAATTTTTTATGCTATTATTATTGAATTGTTCTGTATAGAGAGATGCATTTATTGTATTATAATAAGATATACCAATAATGAAGACAACTAAACCAAATATATATAGATAGAAATATTTCATATATATATATGTATACATTTAAGTAAGAACATAATTAACGACATTCGAATAATCTAAAATTCCTGGATATGCATTGTTAACTTGAGGGCTAAAATTGCCGTTATAAATATTGACTGCTACTACAGAATAGCTACCAGCAGGTGCGCCAGTCGGCACGACAAAAGATATATACGAGCTGCTAAAAAAAGTAATGGGTAGTCTAGTATAAGAATTTGAAGCATTCGTAAAATTTATATAAGTTGTTGCCATACATGGTGCCTGAAAATTATCGCCATTTATGTAAATCAAAGAATAACTCCCGGTTACGCTGGTATTTGTCGATAGATTATAAATAACTGATGTAAAACTAGGATATGTAGGTTTTCTACATCTTCTTTTTGAAAGAAATGCAAGAGCAAATTTACTTAAATTACTTACAAATTGCGCGCGATTATTAATATTATTAAAATCATCATTTGTAATTGAATTATCTCCAGGACAAGAAGCCATTTATATATATCCACCTTTTAAAAAGTGGAGCAAAACTATATATATCCACTTTTTAAAAAGTGGATATATATAGAAAAGTTTCTAAAATGTGGTTTGGATTAGATAGGACCATTATCGTCAGGTTTCTCTCGAATATGTCCTTTAATCTTGTTTTCAGCAAATTGATACATGACATATGCAAGACCTGTTCCCACTAGAGCACCAACAATTACTTGAGCAGTAGAATGGTCATTGGATGTAACCCTTTGATACATAATAATAGCATCCATAATTAAATATACATATAACCAATTGGTTTGTCTTAATGCAAGATAAACATAAGCGGTTGAAAAGGCAGACGATTCTACGTGTCCAGATGGCATACCAAATAGATCGTATGGTATTCCATCTTTATAAAGGAAACGCTTATTATTTTTGAGAGCTAATTGGAGTTGTTTAGAATCCAGATTAGGTCGAGGTTGTTGAATAATAGTCTTCAAAATAATATTTAATATAATGTCACAAATGAGACCTATTATGTAAAAGAAAAATAAATTATTATGGTCCCATAAAAGATAGATAGAGAGAAATATAAGAATAATGGGTCCATAATAGCCAACTTCTTCTAATATGCTCATTAATATAATGCAATATTTAAAACAAAATTTAATATTGATACAAGCACTCACACAACAATGTAACACACCAATCATTCCCATTTAGATTCAATGCGTTACCCTTGTCATCGAGTAATTTCACATTAAGTCTCTCTATATTAACTGGTCCAAAATAAGTGCGAATATTATCCTGTAAAGAGCCACTAAATTCTACCAATAAAGAACCAGTAGGGACACCTACAGAAGTTTTTATTGGTAAAATAGCTAGAATGTCAGATGTAGTGGGTGCTTTCGATAAGTAATTGATCAAGTTATTATTATTTTTATTAATTTCATTAATAGTGTAAATTTGTGATTGTGTAAGGGTTCTAGGTGCGCTTGGTAAGATAATCTGACTAGATACATACGATTCCTGATATTTGCCAGCAATTAATAACCCATTTTCAAAATTCGTAGATTCATCCAAAATTTGCTGCAAATTGTTGCCTCTTTGTGCAGGTGTTACGCATGTATATGGGACATCCGTTGAATAATAATTGGGTATTTTTAAATTATTAGCATTTTGTGTAATAGATACGAGGCTATTACTAACGTGATTTTGATTATAGTCATCAATGACTAATATCAAATACTTTGTTCCATTTAGATCCAATATAGAGGATGCAATATTACCGATAGGCTCTATGCTTGTATAAGGTATACGATAACCCATAATCCATCCGAGTGTATTATTAAAATAATGGTTTGTTTTACTTAAACATAGTCCAAAGCAATTCAAAACTCCAGTAAAATCATAAAAAATAATATTACAAGACGAAGTAATGGTAAAAGTAGGATTAACACCAGTAGGGTCAGTATAAGTTCCACCATATAAGAACAATGTGATTTTACCATTGTTTGTATTATAATAAACTGGGCTATTTACTGGAACATATCCTGCAACGGCAGGAGTAGAAAAACCCGCATCCTGAAAAGATTTATTTAATTGTGTTTTAAAGCTGTCTATAGAATAGTTGCCAGATGGAACATTAACATTGATATTTTGATTATTAGATGGATCATTTATCCAAAAACACGTGTTGCCATAAATATCGTCTATTACATACCAACTAAAAGGTATTTGATAGGAATATACGGATAAACTCAGAGCATCTTTCAATGAATCAGAGAGATCAAGTGTATAGTCAGTTGATGTAGAATCTATTCCATTTGTATATTGTCTAAATTGGCTATCTAAATTGATAAATCTTTTAATAGTATTTTTTAAATTTGGATTTAAAGAATCTTGTTTTACTGGCAACGAATATGTGTCGGTTGTTGCGACTTGTTCACGTTTCATTGGGACTTTTTCATTTCCAAATAGTTCGATTTTTTGTTGTCTTGTTGTAATTTTACTCACTTGATTTGGGTCACTTTGTATAAGGTATTGATTTTCATACCAATCGCTAATTTGTCTCTCTCCTGCTGGATATTCGGCATCTGTTGTATTACTTCCGAAGCCTTCCACAATAATTTTTCCTTCATGATCTTCTTCATCTTCTTCTAGTCCCTGTGCATAATTTAAAAGCTGATTTCGAACTTCCTGTAAAAAAATGGACAAATTAGTGTCTTTAGTTTTTTTAATGAGTGTAGTCATTTTATTATTAATGGTATCAACATCTACATCTTCATTTTCAATCCCTGCAATATTTAGTAACTCACTAAGTGTATAATGGTTTACATTATTATCAAAATTATCACTATTAAAACTTGGCATTATTGTAGTATTACAATATTGTTTTAAATTATAAAATGTTAAATAAAACTATTTGTTAGTGCCTTTTTTTCAGTTGTTTTATTAATTTACAATAAATTTTTCACAAAATAATTTATTAATTTCCTTTTTTACATTTATTTCAGTTTCTGCTTTTACCAAATTTTCTGGTATTAATGTTAAACCCCTGCCTCGCTTGGAATGTGTATAGCCTTTAAATAGCATTTCTTCTAATATATATACCAATAGAGGATTATGCTTGTCGATTAATTCGCGACTCATGAAATACTTACCAATATATGTGAACCTATTAGTATTGCTATCATTGTGAACTTTATAATATTTGGTTGTTTCTGGTTTATTTTTAATGAAACCGATGCCTTCGATTTTGTTAATGGAATTATTCATTTCAATAACAAATACTGGTGTATTGTAAGGTATTTTTGGGGATAATTCTAATGGTTCGCAGTACATACATGCAAATCCTTTTCTTGAACGATATGCATAATTAGTATCGAGTGTTTGATTATTGAAACGGCTTGTTACCACAGCATACATGAACTTGTGTAAAATAATAATAGAGAGAATTTATTATTTCAATTTTTTTTAAGGAACCCAGGTTCCCTTATGATCCCTCCTTTTGATCTCTCCTTTTGATCTCTCCTTTTGATCCCTCCTTTATCTGTTTTAGAAAAGATGGAACACATGTTCCACAATTTTGTTATTAAATCCATATTTTTGGCTCCACCTTTTCTAAAGGTGGATTGTTGTATATGTGGACCCGTAAAGAATTGTGCGCCTTATTTAGGCAAAGTTCTAGACAATATGGAGAGAATCGGTTCTCTCTTTAACAACTATCAAATAGTCATTTATTATGATCAATCGTCAGACAATTCTTTAGAAATACTCAAAGAATACCAGCAAAAAAATGACAAGATGTTATTGTATGTAAACAAGAATTCAATGTCGCCCTTTAGAACCCATAATCTGGCAATAGCTCGCAATTTTTGTCTACAATATGTAAGAGAAAATAAAGACAAATTCCCCTATTTTATTGTGATGGATACAGATGACGTGAATTGCAAAGAATTAAATGTAGAACCTCTTTCTAAAAGTTTATTGAGAGAAGATTGGGATGGTTTATCCTTTAATACAAGTCCACACTATTACGATATATGGGGTCTCTCTATATGGCCATATTGTTTCAGTTATAATCATTTTGAAAACAATGAGCATTTCTATAATGTTATGCAAAGTTATGTTACTGAAAAGCTGCGAAAGTTAGGTCAAGGAGAGTTGTTGCCGTGCATTTCTGCTTTCAATGGGTTTTCGATATATAAAACGCATAAATTTTTAAATACTTGTTACGATGGTGGTATCCGTTTGGACCTCATTCCAAAGGCAAATTTATTAGCACATGTAAAGGCAACAGGATCAAATTTAGTATTTAAGAAATATGTAACAGTAGATGGTCTACACGAAGACTGCGAACATAGGGCATTTCATATTCAAGCACGTCAAAATTCTGGAGCCAGAATCATGATAAGCCCAGAAGTGTTATTTTATTGAATAATTTATATTATTTGTTTAATAATATATATTTTATGTTTAATAATATATGAATTTTATTGAAAGAAAAGAGAAAAAGGAGAAAAAAATATTGGCTAACATTTTATCTTTACAAAAAGTGAATGCAATAAATAAGCCATTTCTTTTTAAACAAAATTATCAATCTATTTTACCATTAAAGACCTTTACATGCTGGCATACAAAGGATCTACCACAAGTTATGAAATTGAACTACGAGAGAATAGTAAAAATGCATCCCAGATTTGAGCACCATTTGTTTGATGAAATAGAATGCAATGATTTTATTAAAGCAAATTTTGATAATGACGTGTTACATGCATATGAATGTTTGATACCAAGCTCTTATAAATCTGATTTATGGCGTTATTGTGTTTTGTATATTCATGGCGGTATTTATTTTGACATTAAATTTCAATGCGTAAATGGGTTCAGATTTATTGCGCTTACAGAAAAAGAATATTTTGTGAGAGATTTGGAAACAAGTGGTGCCGGCACATTAACAGGTCTTATTGCAGTCAAACCAGGTAATGAAATTATGCATAAATGCATCAGACAAATAGTAGAAAATGTGCAAAATGTTTTTTATGGTAAAAATTGTTTGGAACCTACAGGACCTAATTTACTAGGAAAGTATTTCATAAAAGAAGAGAAAATGAATATGGAATTATATTTTGCAAATATTAAAATACAAAATACAACAGATGAATGGATTGTTGTTTTTAATAATGTTATTATTTTGAGACAATACAAGGGTTATCGAGGTGAACAGAGCAAAAAACATTACTCTGTATTATGGAATGAAAGAAATATATACCTTTAGAAAAGGTGTAGGCATAATTCTTTCTATTTTACAAAGCTTTTATTAGTTGATGTTTGGCTCCACCTTTCCTAAAGGTGGATTTCCAAGTAATCACCCAAAATTTTATATCTATTATTCTCTAAACTCTGGATCAAAAGAGACCAAGGCGTGCATGACTGAAGTGACTCAATACCATTGTCACAGAAAACATTCAATAAAGCAGGACTGAACCCAGACATCATACTGACATTCTTCTCTTTCGACAAGCAGGGAAAACCACTCGTATTACGCAAGTTCCAGAAGAGCATATGTGGTGCCTTGTAGGGCTTACCATGCACTCGGATTCCTGCCGCTGCATACTTTTGCGTAATTGTTTGGTAAAGTGCCTCTCGCTTCTTTGCACCACTATAAGAGTCTCTT